CGAACTCTGCTAATACCCCTACTTGATCTGCTGTAAGACCTTCGAACTTTGTTGCTAAATCTTTAAATTCCATGATTGTAATATTATTTTGTTTGTGGTAGAGGGGGTCGGTTTGACCGATACCCCTACCGGGTTAATTATCCGATCTTGATTAAATTGAATTTCTTAAACGATCTGAACTCCTGTTTTTCTGTATCGAAATAGATAAACATGTTATCGTTAGGTTTGCGCCCGGTCTCTTTGACAATCGTGTTTATAACCTCATCTCTCAAAGTTCCGAAAGCCTGACGAATTTCACCGTTTACTTTCTGATAGAAGAACTGTACTGTCTTTTGCTTCATTTGCGCTTTCAATTTCAGAAGTAACCAGGCTCTTTTTAGGCTCTCTGAGAAACTTTCTCCCGTTACCCGATAAATTTCCAAGCGTCTGACATTACTTGTCTCATTTGGCTTTTAAATAGTGTTGTCATGATCGTATAGTGTTTATGTATTAGTAATCCTGTTTATGCTATGCACATCCAATAATCACGAATGTAGATTTCTGCCTCGGCTTTATAATCCACATTATAAACTTTGCAGGCTTCCTCTTCCGTCATGGCGGCTAACGCTGCTAACTCGTTGTTCATGTAATCCTCGTTTGTCATAGCTGTATATCTGTTTGTTTTATTTTGATGATGCAAATATATTAGATAAAACTAATAACACAAATAATTATATTAGATTTAACTAATAATTAACATTGCAAACCTGTTCTGTTAAAACTAATAAATTAGATCCATATAGTAGATATATCTAATATTCCTTGGTCATTTTGGATATAATCTATACCTTTGTATCATAATTTAAAACTTATACACAATGAATATTAAAGAGCAAATTCAAAAAAGAGGTTTTACTGTTAGTCAAGTAGCTGCATTAATGACCAATAAAAAAGGAGAAAAGGGTATAACACAATCTTCCCTATCTCAAATAATAAACGGCAACCCTTCACTTGACAAGCTGAAAGAAATAGCGTCCATTATTGGAGTAACTGTATCTGATTTATTGCGAGATGAAGATGATAATACATTTGTCTGTCCTAATTGTGGAGCCAAACTTGAATTGAAGAAAGTAGAATAAGTATGAACACGAAAGAAATAGACAGATTAAGCCTTGTAAAAGCTCACGCTTTATTTGATACCGGCGATATAGACCGTATCGAGGTGGGGACGGTGAAGGGCTTATGTGACATACACCGGTATCTTTTCGACGGCTTGTATGACTTTGCCGGAAAAGTGCGTAAACTTAACATATCAAAGGGGAATTTCCGCTTTGCCAACTGTTTATACCTTGATGCCATATTGCCAGTGATAGAGAACATGCCAGAAACAACATTTGACGAAATTATAGCGAAATACGTTGAAATGAACGTTGCACACCCGTTCATGGAAGGTAACGGACGATCTACCCGCATTTGGCTTGATATGATCCTAAAAAAACGTCTTTCCGTTGTTATTGATTGGCAGAGCGTCGATAAGGTTCTGTATTTACAAGCGATGGAAAGAAGCCCAATAAACGACCTGGAATTACGTACCTTGTTGCGTCAGGCATTGACAGACCGTGTAAATGACCGGGAAGTGATATTCAAAGGTATCAATCAGTCGTACTATTATGAAGGGTATGAACCTGAATAGAACAATATGGTAGGTAAATACCATTCTACCGTACCGCACTTAAAAAAAATGTATGGTAGGTAGGTACTACCCCTTTAGGGGTACCTTACCTACCATACCATTTTTGTCACCGTGGTTCAATTACCAATGTCCGGTATAAAATTTGGTTCAGTTTTGCTTTCTACAACTTTTGCACACCATTAATGATAATTTTATCAAAAACCCCGTTACCGGATCAGGACAGTAACGGGATTTTAGTAAAACGGCTTTATAAACACCAATGAATAACCTAAACACTATACCATGAAAAACGTCATTGCAAATATAGGTAATTTATGGATAACATTGATAGAAGGAATAAATAAAGCCCGGATTTACACATTTTCTTGCCCGTATGAGAATTAAGTACGCCTCCCTTATTTCTTATCGTTTTCAAAAATAAAATCCCTTAAATCGCCTGTATTAAGTTCATAGTATTGCGCCCGTGAGATTGTCTTGTGAAACCCTTGCCGTAATCTTGCCGTATTTAGCCAATAAAAAAACCACCGGAAGCATCGCCACCGGTGGCCGTCTCGGTTTTTGGTCCTTGTAGAGTTGTCTGGGTTATGCAAAGATAATAGATTTTATTTATCAATACAATAGATTTATTCTATTATTGAATCCTTATAGCCTTCCCGCTCTTCCCTTGTGCAATTACACTTGATAAAGCGTTTTGTATTGCGGTTGAGCTCTTCTGTATCTCAATGGCCGCATCCGCATTTGCTTTCGTGTTGGCGGCAATGGCGTTAAGCTGTTGTAATTGAGCTTGTGCCGTAATGCTCATCGTAGGTAACAGGTTTCCTGCTATGTCTTCTAATAAACTACGCTTTACACTCACATCGTGCCGGATAGCGTTCAAATAACTGCCTAAAACATTCGCCTGATCCTCTGTTATCCCCTTAACGCTTTGAGATAGCCCGTTTTGCTTTTCGTTGTCAGGGGTAAAAATATCATAGCCCTTGTCTTTGGCGTATTTTTGTCTATCTTTCAACCAATTGTCGTATTCATCTTGATTTGCCATAATTTTATCAGTAGCAGCATCTACAATTGCAGCAGCCTTTTCCCATTTTTCCTCAGCACTTAATTCAGTATCTTTCATTACGTCCTGAACGTCTTTTTGAGCTTCTTCTAATGCCGGTGCGATAAAAATAGAATATGCCATTTGTGTAGCCAGTTTTTCCAGCATGTTAGAGACAGACTTAACAAAAGAGTATGCGGCATCGGTCCCGTTCTTAAAGGCATCAACCAGGGCATCCGATAAGGTATTTCCAAACTCACCGAATATATTTGTCAAATAGTCATTCAAGGATTTTAAAGCGTCTTCCGCTTTTTGGGACAAATCAATCATATTTTGCAAGGCGTTTCTATCCTCTTCTGACATTTCACGAGTGTTTAAAATAGTCTCGGCAAGCTCCCTGTTAAAGTTCCCCGCTTTATCAATAAGATCCGGGTAAACGTCAAGAATAGAGGAATAGATATCTTTCCCTTTACCTAATATTCCAAGACCGAATATGCCACCTTTTTCATGTCCCGTTTTTATCTGGATATTTGCAAGACCGGCTAATGAGTTATAATAGTCACGCTGTTCTTTTGCCAACAAGTCGAATAGCCCCCCTAATAGATATCCACCTTCATATTTACCTTCATCTTTTATTGCTTCATTGAGGCTTTCTATAGATTTTCTAAAAGTCTCAGCCGCCTTTACAGCCTTGCCGTATGTGTCCGTGCCAAAGATAGTATTTGCCTTTTCATATAATAGATTCTGTTCCAAAAGCAATAAATTATATTCTCTTTGCTGGGCTATAGTATCATTCATGATCTTTTTTAATGCCTGCTTATGTTGCTCATTTGCAGCCCTGACAGATGAAACTATCTGCCCGATGCCAGAAACTACGGATGTTACCCCTCCCAATATATTGCCGGACAATGCTTGCCCTACACCGGTTCCTATTTTTACTACGGACCCGACGAGCTGTGTTATATTCTGGACATATTCTCCGACCTCATCTCCAAATATATTTCCCAAGTCCTGCCCAAACTCTTTTAGTGCAGGCATAATCGACTGTAAGGCGTTTCCAATATCGGCGATACCTTCACCTATATTAGCCTTCCCGCCTAACTTTATTTTATTTAAACCTTTCTCGATATCGGAAAATAATTTGTCAAAGCTATTTTCGTCCCTCTTCTTCGTTAATTTGTCTACGGCATCCTGAAGGGCTTTAAGGGCTTCTGGAGATTCTTTTATTCTTCTCAAAGTGTCGGCCGGGATATTGAGTATTGATCCGATATTATCAGAATCCGTAGTTTTGAGATAATCCCGTAACTGTTTCGCCTGGTCGAGTAATGTTTTTATCTGTGATCTTGTCATTTCTGACGTATCACCAAACAACCGGACAAAGAAAGGATTATCTTTTTGCAAGCTCTTTACCTCCTCGTCATTGATCTCCTTAATTGCCTCTTTTAGCTTGCGCTTCGCTTCATTGATTGCCTTATCTATAGTTTCTCTGTTCTCATCCGTCCGTCTCTTGTTCAGCGTGGCAATACCATCATTAAATTGTTTCTCGATAACCTCTCTTCTGGTCGCAAAGTCTTGATATTTACTCAATAGATTATCAAGTAGCTTTTGTTGCCCGTTCTCATATTCTGCGTCTGCTGCTTGCGCTTGATTAACAACTAAATCCTGATATTTTTTAGGGAGCGTATGGATATCGACAACTTGAGATGTAAAATCGCTATCCTTCTTTCCCGGATTGCTTTTACGCCAGGCTTTCAACTCTTCTTCCTGAACGAGCTTAATATATTCGTCAGTCTGGGCCTTAACCTCGTCCATTCTCTTTTTAAAGTTCAGTTTAAGTTGGGCGAGTTGTTTGGCTGAACCTTCCTCCATTACATTTATGCGTGCCTGTTCTATATTTCTGGCTGATTTCAATGTTGCATCTTCAAGCGCCTTATCTGCCTTTAAATACGCTTTTTTGTTTTTATATGTTTCTTGTGCATCCTTGCTTGCGATTTTTTGATTCTTTTTTGAAATTTCCACCTTATTAAAGGCTATGTATTCATCCCTTAATTTTTCAAGAGCGGACCCTCCAATATTGGCAGCAGCCGCAATCAAAGCTCCTTTAGCCTCATTGACTTTTTTGTTATATTCGTCCTGGTCAATAGCGAACATTGCCAATTGCCGGTCTAAATCAGCCAACGTTTTATTAAATGTAGCTACTTCCGGTATATCTTTGAATAGTATATCTAATTGGCCCTTATCTACGGATTTGTTGAATATGGATGCATATTTATTGCTCCATTTTTTCGCATCATCTAGTATTGATTGTTGTTCTTTTTGAGCGGAATTGCGATCATTTATAAGATTTCGGATATAATTACCATAGTTACGGCTAAAGTCATACGCTTTATTTTGTAAGTCTTGTTCACTGACGGCACCCAATTCCTTCATTAAAGCGTTTAACTTTGACTGAACATTCATCTCTTTCTCTGTAGCCTTGGCCAAAGATTCAGAGGCTTTAGCCCGCTGTTCCTCTATCAATCTCAAGGAAGCTGCGTTTTTGATACTTTCGGCCAATAAACTATACGCCTCACTGGCTTTCCCGGCTAAAATAGCCTCCTCGGACAACTTGCCCAAATAATCCGGGTACATCTGTTGTAGCTTTTCTACTGCCTCACGCCTCGCATCAATAGATAATGCCGCATTTTGAGTAGTATTGTATAACAATTCGAGCTTTGATATCTCTTTCGATACACTTTCAGAGGCATCCTTTTGTAGATCATTGAATTTCTTTTGGGATTCTGCCAAATACACCGCTGCATCTCCTCCTTTTATAAGGGCGTTTATCCATTCACCAATTTCACGGGAATAAGCGACAAGAACCGTAATACCCACGATTAAGGCAGTTTGCCAACTTAATAATGAGCTTAAAACCTGCTTCCATACCGGTGTGGCTGCCTGGCCGGACTGACGAAGTAACGCAACCTCTTGACGTACTCTTGATATCTCATCCGCCAGCATTGGCAAGTTGTTGCTAAGTGAGATGATACCCGTAGAAAAAGACATTGCAAAGTTCGGAAGCTCCCTTGCAACCTGGGCAAGTTGAACTTGTAGGCCGTTGTATCTCGTCCCCATCGCTTTAGCCAATGTTGAATTATTCGCCATTTGGGCGTTTACTTTGGCCAATGCTTCATCTGCGTTATTAATCTGCTGCAACAGTCCTTTGCCGATCGACGAATTACGATCAACATCGGATAACGATCGGTAAGTATCACGTAATTTGTTCAATTCGGCTTCCATCATCTTTATAGAACCTGTAGCTGTCATTGTCGTATTGGAATATTCTTTATAGACTTTCTGCTGGTTCAATAAAGCTCCTGTTGCCTGGTCAATAGCCGAACTTTGTTTTTTGGCCAAAACCTCAATACGACCCAAAGCCCCCGTATCAATGGTAAGTGCTCTCTGTCCTGTTATAGATTGCATTGCCTTATTTAGAGAGACGGATGGATCAAGGCTTATATCTGCCGCCTTTAATGCGGTCTGTATGTTCCTTACCATTTTATCGGTATCCGTGACGATCTCGACGTTTACCTCTTTAAGATTTTTCAACTCGGACAAGTCAGGGGTAATCTTCACGTCAACGCCTAACGCTTTTAACCGTTTCTCGACATTCTTGCGAATCTCTGCGATATCTTTATCTGTTTTATCTTTTATCCCAAGTTCGAACCATAATTTACCTAAATTACTCATATCATTTTCCTATTATTCGTTAATAAATAAAGCCGATTATAACGATTGAGATTGTTATGATCGGCCTTCTATGAAGCTCTATTATCTTATCTGTTCCGGGAACCAAAAGCACTAATCAGAAGCATTGTTTAGTGCTTAATCGTGTTCCCGGTTTATGGCAATATCACTATGCTTATTGTAACCTATACAATGTTCTTAATGTATTTATTACAATATCTTTATTCACCCCTTTCCTTTTCCACCTTTTTTTTATTTTCCAAATACAATCCGCATTTGTAGCAAGTCAACGGCAACTAATAATGAACGGTATTATCCTCCGTATCATCTACCGGGTCCCTCTTCATCTGTTGCAAGTCTGCCAGCCGCATCAAAATCTCAGTTTTCTGCTTCGGGTCTTTCGTGATATCAGCGAGAATATTAAGTTCTCTTACAATATCCTCCTTTTCCCGGTTGGCATTCTGTTCAGGTGTTGAAAACTTTTTTTCAGCCTTGTCAGCGATGACAACCCGCTTTTCGTCAATATATGCTTTGACTTCTGGACTTCTCAACCACCGTAGCGCCAACCTATGCAAATTATCCTTTGAACCCTGATAGGGCTTTTCACGGCTTAGGATATAGGCGAGATCGGTATTGTCACTATTAAATAGTACGGCATCAATGCAGAACCGTTCCCGCTCGCTTAAACTTTCTCCAATTTTTGCTTTATGTGCCATAATATCAATGTTTAAATTATCTTCTTTTCACCGCCCCACCGAAAAAAGGTTCGCCGGGATGATTCTTTTTCCATTCGTTTATGTATTCCAGCCCTTCGTCAGTTCCCAGAAAATCTATAAAGCTATCACTTTGTCCAAGAGCTTTGACAATATCGTCAGAATTGACAAATATTTCTCCTGTCGCTTTATCTTTCAAGAACCGGATAGGCATATTCTCGTAATAACTCACATAAATGATCTCTTTCTCTGTCTCGCTCTGTATAAACACTTTTCCCATCCTATTTTTGTTTACGGTAAGGGGGGAGCAAATTCCCCCTACCTGTTATTAATCTTCATCTGCCATTTCCCGGATCATCCTTAATGCTTCCGAGTTCATTTTTCCTAAAGTCATACCGATCTGCCTTTGGAACCAGTTTTTGAAATCCGGTTTTATCAAAATATCGATAGACCGGATTAGGTCAAACGGAATACCCCCATCTCCTTTTTGAGGAATAAAAAATGGGTTGTGCCATCCAAAGAAATGTGTATATGTATGCTCTTTTTCCCATTGTTCAAGCTGGTTAATAGCTTCTTTTAGTTGCAGTAAGATAGAAAAGTATTCTCTATCCTCATCAGAGAAATATTTTGTCGCTTGTGCCTCCGCATCCTTTTCGACTACAGCCCAGTCATAATCCAATGATCCGTCCTGATGCTGGACTATAGGGTATTTTTCTTCAACCAGAAATACCCCAACGGTAGATAGGGGATTGGAAACCTTTTCTTTTACACTGTAAAAAGATTCTTTGATCCGTTTTCGTTCTCTAATGGGGATAAAACCGAGTTTTCCAATATATGAAGAAATAGCTTTGTCAAGCCAGCTTTTAAAGGCATCCTCACTGATCGCAATCTTTTTTAATGTCGGTAAATCCGTCGGAATACCTTCCGCTTTGAGTTTTTGTAAAGCGCCGTTAACGCCTTCAACCTGATTTTCGTATTTCTCAATAACCGCTCTTTTAATATCCTCTCTTACAATGTTTTTTTCTAACTGTTCCATAAATCATAATGTTTTTGTAGGGGTTAATAATCCTGATTTTCTCTTTTGGCCAAAGAACTGATCAAGGGAATCTTTTGCTTCTTCTTTTCTCCGCTCTTCTTCCACACGTTTGTTTGCACGATCCAACATCTCGTCCCTCAAAATTTGCTTAACTGATTCTTCGCTCATGTTGTTAATCTCTTCGTAACTGAAATCTCGCATAATTAGTTAATTTTTAAATTGTTAATACTCTGAATCTATATTAAACCGCTTTAGCTTGCGGTCGTATCTCTTCTCAATAAATCGTTTCCGCTTTTCTGTCGTGGAAAAGTAGAACATTGTCCGGCTATCAACCTTCAGCCTGAACATCTTCGACACGTCCGGGAATTCATACCGGAACGATTTATTATCCTGCTGGTTGATAAGATCAATCTTTTCCATTATGGATTACCTCTCTTAAAAAATCGTCGTAACACTTAATGACAGCATAATGACCGCCAGCAGCTTTTATCCTGGCCTCAACCGCTTTCTGTACGTCAGATTGGCGG